TAATAGACATATCCTCAGGTGCATTTCTACCCATACCCGCTCCTAATGACATTAGTAGTTGTGGTAGATCTGAAACTTTTGAATTGCCAAAATTACCAGATGCAGCAAATTCTCTTGCCGCAGTAGCAAGGTATTCCGTTGTTTTATTTCTTTCAAACCCGTTAATTCTAAGGTTCGTATCATCCTGTAGTGTTGTGGGAAAAGGTAGTTCAATAGAATTAATTGATCTTAATTCACTACCTACAGCTCTCTGCCCAACTCTTTCACTACTTGCGTTTAATCCACCGCCTAGTGCAGTTTTAAAATCATAATCTTTGAAAACGAACAGAACCGAATGTGGTACAGGCGATGTTGGAAAAGATAAATTACCTTGCGTGTTCTTATTGCGCCATACATTTTTGTCATGCTCTGGGCGAGTTGATGTTTTCGCCATTTGATTCGGTCCTTTTCTTATAAATAGTTTATGTTCTTATTTATATGGAAGTGTGAGCAGGATATTGGCGTATAGTGGTAGGTTTCGGCCGAAAAACCCGCAGAAATATAAAGGTGACCCCACAAAGATTATTTATCGTTCGTTGTGGGAGTTTAAATTCTTTAGACACGTAGATAAACATCCTGATGTGATTTGGTGGCAAAGTGAAGAGGTCATTGTACCTTATAGATCACCAATTGATGGGCGGTTGCATCGGTATTTTCCTGATGTGATTGTTAGGCAGAAAAAGCCTGACGGTAAGACCGAAACATTAATGATTGAAATTAAACCAAAGGCACAGACAAGGCCACCTGATATTCGTAATAAAAGTACACTCAAAGGTCGTGTATCAAAACGCTATTTGAATGAGGTTAAAACCTGGGGTGTTAATGAAGCAAAGTGGAAAGCAGCACAAAATTTCTGTGCTGACCGCGGATGGAAATTTTTGATATATACTGAAGATCATTTAGGAGTTTAAAAATGGTAGCAAAATTGTTTGACGATATACTATTAAGAGGTATCCGTGAAGGGCAAATCCCTGCACGTACTGCAGGTGCCAGAGATTGGTATCGTCAGCAAGCCGCTACAGTTGGAAAAGGTGAAGCAAAAGGTGAAAAACTTATTCGTGAAGCCGGTAAAGAAAGATATGAAAACAGATTTAGGTTAGGCCATATGTATATGTTTGCATATGATCCAAAGCACAAAAAGACATTACCATACTATGATAGGTTTCCACTTATATTTCCGATAAATAGAGCACAAGGTGGTTTTCTTGGTATCAATATGCATTATTTGCCACCCACCTTAAGAGCAAAATTAATGGACCAACTATATACTGTTGCCTCCAATAAAAAATATGATGAGACTACTAAATTGAGGATTAGTTATGACGTATTAAACGGAGCATCTAAGTTTAAGTTATTTGCACCTACGGTGAAACATTATTTAACAAAGCAGGTAAGAACGAGATTAGTATATATTAATCCTTCAGAATGGGATATTGCATTATTCTTACCGACACAAAAATTTGTTGGTGCCAAACAATCAAAAGTTTGGTCTGACTCAAGAAAAGCCGTAAGAGGAAGATAAATGTCTTTTAACATATCAAAATTTAAATCAAATATGGACCGTTACGGTGGACCTGCTCATACCTCATTATTTGAAGTTCAAATCATACCACCTGGTGTTAGAATTGAATCAGGATTAACACCAAGAGAACTTACATTCTTTTGTAAAACTGCCGCCGTACCAGGTTTAACTGTAAGAACAGAAACACTTGAACAGGTTGGCCAATTGCCAAAACAGTTTCCTGTAGGAATGGATAACCAACAATTTAATACAATCTTTATGCTTGACTCCGACCATGCTGTTGTGAGTTATTTCCATTCATGGATACAGTCAGTTGTAAATTACGGTTCAAAAGGTGGAAGCTTTGCCGAGGTTGATGGGCAACTGCCGTATGAGGTGGGATACAAAGATGAGTATTCATGCCGAATGATTATCAAATATTATTCAACACGCGGCAAAATTGAAACTTATTATGAAACAATTCTTGACGGATGTTATCCAACAGTCATTGGTGATATTGATTTGGCGTGGGAAAACAATGACAGCTTTGGCACATTACCTGTTGCGTTTGCATACGATCGCATTGCATTTAGTGGAGAAAAGGTTGGTTTGGTTGGAACACTTGAACGGTTTGGACGAGGTGCAGGATTGTTATCATTACTCGAATCAGTAGGAAGCGTTGGTCAAACAATTCAACAAGGTTTAAGACCTGTTGGTATTCAAGATGCAATTAATAAGTTTACTAAAGTAAGAAGCGATTTCGATAATATATCAAAAATATTTAGATAATAAGAGAGAGATAAATTATGACACTACCAAAAATTGATTTGCCGATTTATGAGATGGAATTGCCATCAACCGGTGAAACTATCAAGTACCGTCCCTTCACGGTTAAAGAAGAAAAGATTCTATTAGTTGCTCAAGCATCTAAAGATAGTACACAAGAAATGGTTGCATCAAAGCAAATTGTAAATAACTGTTTGATTGACTATGATGTTAATAAATTAGCAATGTTTGATCTTGAGCTTATTCTATTAACATTGAGATCAAAATCCGTTGATAACTTAATTGAAATGCAGATCACTGATCCTGAGACAGAAGAAACTGTTGATATTGCAATTGATTTAACGGACACTGAAATTATTAAAAATGATAAGCATACTAACAAAGTTAGGATTAATGACGATTACACATTAATTTTAAAGTATCCTTCGATTGATGAGTATATTAAGATTACTGAAATGGACGAAGAGGATCCATTGGTATCATATCAAATTATGGTTTCCTGTTTGGATAAAGTTGCATCGGAAGATGAAGTTTATGAGTTTTCAAAGTATTCACAAAAAGAAATAGATCAATTCATGGAAGATGTGACAACCCCGGTCGTTGACGGTATTAGACTATTTTTTGAAACAATGCCAAAAATAAGACACACTAAAACATACAAGAATAAAAACGGTGACACTAAAAACTTTGTAATAGAAGGAATGCGAAGTTTTTTTACATAATGTTGTGCCATTCATCACTGAGCGAATATTACCAAACGATGTTTGCTCTGGTTCAACATCATAAGTATTCTATATCAGATATTGAAAGTTTGGTACCGTATGAAAAAGAATTATATTTTACAATGTTAATTGAGTTCATGGAAAAGCAAAACGAGAATAGGTAAGAAACATGGCTAGAGAATATTCCAAAGATACAGAAGCAATCATCCAAAGGCTTAGGGATGAAGGTGACCTGATCCGTGATAGTGGAACAAATTCATTAAAAACAGTCGGTTCAAAACTCGACAAGTTTGGTGATGTTTTCAAATCAATTAATAATGGAATACAAGCTCAAAGCGTAATGTTAAAGCAAGCACAAGGTATTGCGGAAGAACAATACGAGTACACAAAAAGACAACGGGAATTTGATGATTTAAAATCAGAAAAGCTTTCTGATGATACTCGTAAGAATGCCGAAGCCCGTGACGCAAAATTAATTGACGGTGTTACAAAAGCATTTAACTTAGGTAACCTTACCAAATTACTTGTAGGTGGTGCAGGACTTGCTGCCGCAGGCCTTATAGGTAAAGGGTTTATGGATGAAAGATTTCCTAATGCATTTGACGGTATCAAAGATACAGTAGCGGACTTGCGAGGAACTATTGACGGTATGAACCAGGCAGCCGCTGAATTAACACGAACCGTTAATGAAATAAAAACAGATATTCAAAAATTTAAAGATTCTGTACCATGGGGAGCACTTGCCGTCACACTTGCAGGACTTGCCCTTCTTCCATCAAGAGCAGGTCGGTTTGGCTTTGGTCTTGCCGCAGGTGCTGCTACTGGTGCATATAGAGCATATCGTGGTGCAAGGCAAGGTGATGCTGGTTTAGCACAAGCGAAGGCAATTAAAGAAGCACAAGAGCGAGCAGCGAAAGAAGCAGCAGAAGCAGCGGCAAAAGAAGCACAAGAGCGAGCAGCGAGAGAAGCAGCAGAAGCAGCGGCTAAGAGAGCAGCTCAAACTGCTGCATCTGATGATAAGTTAATAGCTATTGCGGCGGAGCAAGCAGCAAAAGTTGCACAACAAGAAGCAGCAGAAGCAGCGGCAAAACGTACGGCGGCAATCTCAGCATCAGTCGCATTACAACAAGCAGCATATGCTGATGCCGCTGGTCCTAATAGATATAGAGTTCAACCGCCACCATTACCTAAAGGACCTGCCGGAATGTTTACAGCGCCTGGCAATATGGCCCCGCCTAATATTAATGTTATAGAAACACGTCCTGGAGTTTATACCTATCAAGATATGGATAATAATAAGTTTATGTCAAGGGAGGTGGCGCAACAACGATTATCAGCTGCAGGATTTAATCCTGACGGTACACCAAATTATGGTAAGGCGCCTCGACAACCACGTGTCGGCCCAAGGAGTGGGGATGCTGGTTTAGCAGAGGCACGAAGAATGTTGCAAGTTGGAGAAAAGCAGGGTGCAGATCTTTTAGCAAATGCTGACCGAGGTTTGATGCGAAAAATGGTAGCATCTGAAACCACTAAAATTGCGATAAAATGGATTCCCGCTCTTGGTGCAGTTGTAGGTATTGGGTTTACAGCATATAGTCTTATAATAGGAGATTATACAACCGCCGGTTTAGAAACAATCGGTGTGGCAATGCCTAGTGTTGTTGGTATTGCTGCTGATATCGCCGCAGCTACTACTTCAATATTTTTCCATGTTGGAGGAGTAGGTCCTTATAACCAATTCAACCCAGCACACCGTGCACTGTATATGGAAATTGCTGCGATGTTACGAGATTCAGTTGATAAGTATATGGAAGATAAAGCAAGGGCAAGAGCAGAACGAGCAGCACAACCTTCCCAATGGGAACTCTTAGCAAGAGAAGCAGAAATTAAAGGTGGCAATGCTCGTATTCAAAGTCAAGCAACTTACTATGAAAGAAATGAAAGTGGAGGATTTTTGGGATTGCGCCGTTATTCAGTATTTAATGCTGCAGGACAATTTGTTCGTTACTCACGCACAAAACCTGAAGGTACTACATCTATGGATGGTTTCCGTATTAATCAAGCAAGGAATACTAGTTACCCATCAGCACAGCGCCAAATGGCACGAGCACAAATGGTTGCAGCAGGTGCAATAGGCACAGGCGGACAATATAACATCCATATGGGTGATACCGTTCAAGCACCAATGAGTTATACTGAAGGTTCTAAGTCACAGGCAAATGTTAGAATGAACGGTGGAGGTGGCGGCGGTGCTACCGATGATCCGTTTAATAATTTGCCACCAGGTATTAACTAAATATCTTTTTAATTTGATTATCAATTGCAGTTTGCGGATCATTAATATATTGGTTTATATTAAATAGATCTTTAAGCTCATTCAGGATTTCAATCCTTACTGAATCATTATCGTTAAAGTATTTAATTCTTTCATCAATATCCCACGCATTAGCGACTAACAATTTTTCTTGAATATGTTTAGGTATTTGTAAACAATCAGGATCATATTGTGGATCAAGAAATGGTACAATATCGGAATAGGCATATAGTACAGGTCTAAAGTTTAGTGAGTCATTAATTGACACGCATCTAAAAATCATTCCATACTTATATCTTTTTGTTTTATCATTGACCTCGGACGGAAGCAATGCTTCTTTATAATTTTTATGTTCTATAACATTATTATATAGTTCTGTAAATGCAGCAGTTTCTTTAAGAGTTGTTTCCGCTCGTTCTGATCTACCGTCCTTTGATTTATTAATACCATTCTTTCTTAATGGAATATAATAAGAACAATCATCGGATTTGACATCCTTTAGAAACTTATCCCAAATAAATCTCCTACTACCTTTGTCCTGAAATAACGTACCGGCAAAAAACATATTATGAGTTTTCTTAACTTCATCATCAAAGAAACTATCGAGTGTTTTTGGTTTAAATTTTTCATCATAGATAATATGCTGTAATTGTGATATATCAAGTTGTTGAAAGTTTCTTGTACCACGTGTATCATCGGCAAAATAAAACAGTTTCGTTTTAATTCCCATTTTATCAAAGTACGGTGTATAGATTGCAGGATCAATTGAAAAGGCAATCAATTCTTTATTCAATTTATTTACTTTATTGATATATCCAATACACTCCATAAACCAAAAGTAATCTTTTGTACTAAACGCATATGGTGATACACGCTTATCCCAATTAGAAGTAATATCGGTATTCATTTCATCAATTTTTTGCATTATATCAGAATCAGTACCAATATAATCAAAGAATTCGTTTTGCATATTATGTAGGAATTCAGAATAATCTTTACCACAAAACTTTTGTAATGGCAGCCTGAAGAAATCATCAGTACCTAAAATGATGTGGTCAACAACAGGTAAATCAACAAAACTATCATCCAACCAAGAACGCATTGTAATTGCATTCTTTTCCTTATAGTCAGGTCCGTTACCTTCTTTTCTTAAAAGACTATCGGTAGCACCACGTTGGAGTTCATAGTAATTATCAGTGAGTCCGCAACCTGCACCGATTGTAATAATATTATATTTGTCTTTAATGTTTTCTTTTACAATACGAGCTGGGCCGTAGATGTGCGTATAGGAATTATGGTTTCCTTTATCCATAAAAATAACGGTTGGTTTACTCTCATCAATAATAAGATTACCCATCAATTTAAAAATCATTTATCACCTCACATAGTAAAAGAAAGGGACCGAAGCCCCTTTCAGTCATTTTTTAATCTTTATTTGAAACAAACGAGTACATTTCTGTAGCTTTTTTTGTAAGTTCCTCGACTGAATATAACTCAGTCATTTTTTGATATTCTTCAAATTGAATTTGTCCTAATTCAAACATCTTAGCTGCGTAACGATTGTTAGTTTCATGGATTTGATCCATATACTCTTTAGCCATTTGCAACATATCGGCACGAATTTCAAAAGGATTTTTACTCATTATTTCATTACCTTTGCCGCGGTTTCACCAGTCGCATTCATAAATTCAGTCATTGATTTAACCGCCGTTTTGGTAAAAGCTGTTTGAGCTTCAATAAAGGCATGCAATGGCGCAGACAATTTTTCGTCTTTTACCAATGTATCAACCATTGTTTTCTTGGTTGATTGTACGTGGTCAATAAAGTAGTTAGTTGTAAAGTCGTTAAACATTTTAGTTCTCCTGTGTGTGTTAAAAGGGCGACAAAGGTTCATCCTCCACCTACCCACTTTTTACTTGGACGATACCAATTTTTTTGGTGATGAATGCGACCAAGCAATTCTTGTATCTCCATCATTTCTTGATGAAGCTGTTTTGATGCATCGCCTTGAGCAATAGCTAATCCTCTACGCCCGGCCTTTGCCCTTAGCGCTTGTTCGATTATTTCTATATCTCTAACCG